TCAGTAAAAGAGGGGCGATTGCCGCTCACCGGCAGCGGCCATTGCATAGCCATCAGCGGTCAGGTGATTGCCATCAGCAGTGATGCCGGGCTTGTGCACAATGGTGCCGTCAGTTCGGAAACACGACGCGCCCTTAGTCCAATCATAGACCCGCTTAAAACGCGTGCCGTACATCTTGGCCCGGCTGAAATCCCGGGAGACGCCTTCCTGAGAGATTGGCGTCTGATTGGCCGTTGTGGCCCAGCTGTCGGTGCTGGTGGTTTTTGGCAGCTCAGTGCCAGACAGGTAGCTCTTACCGGGGTAATAGCCGATGATTGTATCCAGATCGGCCAGCATCTGTCCGGAGGTACGCCCGGCGCTGACATCATTGCCGCCAAGTCCGATATATATGTCGGAATAATACTGCCCGATCAGCTGGCGCTGCGAATGGCTGCTGATGAATGACTGCAATGACATGCCTCGCGTGGACATATTCGTCCAGCCGCAGCGGTCAGAGAAATACCGCTCAAGCATACCATAGAAGCCGCCAAGGTCCGGCTCCCCACGCTCTCCTTCACCCATCCCATGGCTATCATCAATGAACAGGACTGACCGGCGCTGCGTCTGACCGAGGACGGTGGGCCAATAGGTGTTTACCCACGCTGCCCCGGGGTAGAAGACGTGGTTGAGCCGGGGCACCTGTTCGCCAGAAGCCGGATTAGCCAGATACCCCGCGCCCAGATGCCACGAACCCCGCCCGCCTGTGAAGACTTGCGCCCCGACGCGCTTGGTCCAGACGCGGAACTTGGCACCTGCAGGGATAGTGACGCCAAGCATGCCCAGATCATTGACGGCCTTCTCACCGTTCGGAGCGGTAACCGACGCGCCGCCGTAGTAGGCTACACCGATTGGATACTCTAGCCAGTCCGTGTAAGTGCAGGCACCGCCCGGCAAGCGCTCAGACGTATTTGAGGCATTGCTGTACCAGTTATGGTGCAAGACCTGCGCAGCGCTGATGTCATCCTGTGCGATGCGCGTTGTGACCGCCATGGACACAGTGTGATCAGTGGCCAGACTGTCTGCCGCGCGCCCAAGGTTTGAAACCGCGCCAAGGTAAGACGCTGGCAGGTATCCGTCCGATGCATCCAGCGCCGCCAGTATCTGTTCAAAGTTGGCCTCCAAGGCCTCCCGGAACCTCCGAAAGGTATGGGCCTTCCGGAGCGAGATCAAATCCATGTCGTCACCTTAGAACTGATTGGCGAAGAGGCCCCGCAGCTCATAGGACAGAGCTGGAAGCGCCTCATGGTCGAGGAGGATGGCGAGGTGCGTGGCACCGGCAGGCGATGCCGCCGCCGTCCATTTGGTTGGGTCGGTTGAGCCGTCGCCCTTGTAGGCAGTCGAGATTGATCGCCAAAGGAACTGACCGCCGCCCGTTCCGTCGAGTGGGAGGGTGAAGTTCTCTTCGCCCCCAAAATCCCACGTCTGTTTGAAGATAGGCCGGTTAAGGAGATCATAGCCGTCCACCACACACCAGAAGCGGCGGTAGTACAGCGTGACCGTCTCACCGGGCGCAGCTGTCGCATCAAAGATCGGCGGAAGCTTCACATAGAAGCCGCCAAGCAGGCCATGGCCGGGCTGGACAGGGATCAGGATTTGTATCCGCCCCCCGTTGCCGCGCCCATAAGGGGCCTTCTTTTCGATCTTCAAGCTGCGCTTGCCATCACCAGCCAGGACGACTGTGGCCGTGATCCGAGAGTTATCCCACTGGTCTAGGTATTCGTCGGTCGGCAGAATATCCGCGTCCGCGAAGTACGACCCTCCAATGAGGTCAATGCCGGTTTCGTTGCGACCCATGCCAGCGATAAAGGGCGTACCGGCGATGGGTTCAAAATGCCCAGCGCCGCCCAAAACGTCCATGCCGCGCGCCTCAGACAAGCCGCGTGGCCCGATGTTCGGGTTACCCTTGTTCGTCATCAGGTTCATGATGATCTGACCGGGGCCAGACATCACCATACCCTTGCCGGGGCCGTCAGGATCAGACCCGAGGTGGTAGACCTCGGTGCCGTACATCTGGAATGTGCACTTGCTGTTGTTTGTCCTGACCGGTGCACAGGGTGAGCTAAACACCGGTCCGGCCCCGAGGAAGCTGCCGCCGTGCATGATGAATGACCCGCCGTCGATCAGATCGAACAGCGGCTTATCTTCATCCTCCGGAACCTTCTGTTCAATGTGCACGCCAAAGGTTTCAATCCGCCCGGCTTGTTCCACACATGTCTGAATCGCATAGTCCAGACTCGTCCCGTAAAAGCTCAGTTGCGACGTACGGGGGTTGCGGATCAGGACCTTGCAGTTACCGAACCCGCCGCCATAGAAGCGGTTATTCTCCCCGGCGTTCTGGCCACCTTCGAAGTAGATGGCCGTATGACCAAAGTTGCCGTTGACGTTGTAGAACTGCAGCAGATAAGCGCCATCGCCCATCATAATCTGATTGTCGAAGCCGTCGATGTAGACATCGCGGGGAATAACCAGATTGCCGTCTATGTTTTTGAACGACTTCCAGCGGAAGCATGCCGGAGCGCCCGCTACCGCAGGCGGTCCCCAGAGGTAAGCCTGATTGATGCCCATTGACACCGGGTAATGGTGCTTTGAATCGTCACGGAATTCATCACCATCGCGGGTATTGAAGATCGCGCAGTTGGGAAGCCAGCGCTTAATCCCAAAGTGCTTGATATAGAAGCTGACATAGCCGCCGCCGCCGAACGTCAGCCAATCCGAGGTTTCCGCCGTGACGATGAAGTCAAACGACCCCTTGAAGGTGTGACGCCCGGGCGTAAAAAGCTTGGACATGATCTGGGCTTGGAAGTTGGCCCCGCCCTTGATCACGCTTTCGCCGCTACCCGGCCCGGCAGAGTTGAAGCCGATGCCAGCGTATGCAGGCTGATTGTTATTCAGCGGCGGGGGGAAGCCGTAGGACTGGCCAAGCTCCGCTTCAAACTCAATTTCCGCCGTGTAGTAGCCCGGCTGCAGAGTGACCTGTTTACCGAACTGGTAGAAGCGGCCCTGATCAGCGACGGGCGTCGCAGGATCAAAGGCCACCGCCTCGCCACCCGGGAACGTGACCGGGATGATTTCATCTGCGGCATACTGCGTGGCATTCACCCACCCGGCACCCGTCGTAAAATCAGCGTTTGGCACGAACTGAGTGTCATCGGTCAGCGTGCCAAGGTCTTCCCAGTGAAACCCGGAATAGCCACAGTACAGGTCCGAATTGCCCGCCACATGCACCCAAGGCGTCCATGAATCCGGGTGGGTGTTGCACATCTTGAATTCCCACTCTTCGAAGAGCTGCCCAATGCCACCGGCATCGGACCACGCTTGAAGGGCGAGGAAATCAATCTCTTGCTCCAGAGACACGGCAAAGGGGTAGACGGCCTGACACTCAGCCAAGGTCGCAAACCGGGTCTTGGCTGGCGTACTGACCTGATTACCCCAGCCCTTCGCCCCGACAGCGCCGTATTCGAACGGGGTGCGAGGCTGGGCGGTCGCCATGGCCTTCGCGGGGCAGGGGATCTTCACCACTTCGCCCGTGAAGGTGCGCAGCGGATAAAGGCCGTCACCATTAGGGCCACCGGTGACTGTACCGGTGGCCCATTCGGCGTATTCCTCACGATCCGCGCGCAGCTCATTGAAATACTGCTGTATGGTGGCAGCAGCTTCCGCAGGTGTTGTCGGCATCGACAGTCCTTAGAAGTTTACAGAGGTAACAAGAAGGTTGAGGTTTTCCATCGACCGGTTACCGGTCGCTGCGTCCCATGCGTCGGACCCCAGCCCGCCACGGTTGACGCTCAGATAGAACCTGACCGAACCGTTGGGCGGTATGACGATATCGACGCCACCCGGCACAGTGACGTTGCCCACGCCAGAGGCGTTATCGACCCCGCGCGCCACGTAAACCGGTGCGCCCCATGAGGAGGTCGCCGGGTCATAGGTCTGATACCAGACTGAGCAGTAGGCATCGACTGAGGCCGATCCAGACACCACGAAGGTGCGCGTGCCGTTGCGGATGCGCTTGCCCGGATCAAGCGCCGCCGAATTGCCCAGCTCACACATCTGGACGAAGCGCTGACGGCCAGAAGGGTAACCGGTGTACGGGGCGCAGTAGTTGCCATTGGTATCGTTGATGTATTCAACGGTCGCAAAGGCCTGCGCTTGGCTGATCAATTTCACATCGTCGTAACCCGATTGGACGGGCTGGATGGTATCGACCTGAAGCTCACCGGTCACCGTGACGTTCGGCATAGTGACCTTACCCCCCGCCGCCGTGAACAGCGGGTTTCCAGCGGTATCTTCCAGCTGGAAGACATCGAAACGAGCGCGTAGCGCACTGGCCTCGCCGGTATTGATGGCCTTGACGCTGGCAATCCTGCCGTTCACGTCCAACTGCAGTACGGCGGTGGCTACTGCCCCGGCGTCAGGCGTTACAACGACTGCCAGCTGAGAAATGATCTCAGCATACTGACCATTGAAATCGTCCATGTCGGCGCGAAGCTGGGTCAGAGATTGGACCAGCAACTTATCGTCGTCGCCATAGACAATATCCGCGTTTAGCTTCCACGCGGTGTTGCCATTTATCGCCACACCGACCAGTGCCAGCTTCTGCGCCAACGCAGATATTGCGTCTATGCGCGTCTGGATCTCTTCGGCTACGACGGCATTTACCGGCTGGCCATCCACAAACAAGCGGGCGTTCACCCAATCGGTAAGCACCTGCACATCGTAGAGATACGCCAGCAGCGTTTCGGCATTGAGGTCGATATCGGTAAGCACCTGTTGTGCGTCGCGATCCCCAACCTTCAGATCGCCAGTTGTCAGCGTGGCGATGATCAGCCGGTCGCCGAGACCATAGGCTGTCCGGTACCGGATGGCGATTTCGTACTGCTTCAGGGGCTTCAGGCCCGTGATCGTGATGGTTTTCAGCTCTTTGGCGACCGTCGCCCAGACGATCCATTCTTCGGTCCCTACTTCGCGGTATTCGACCAGAATGTCCTTCACGTCTGCGGTCTCGGTCAGACCGCCGGAAATCGTGATTGCCGGAAGCGTCCCAGATCCTGAGCCAGCATAGCCGACCTCGGCCGCCCACACGCCGACCTCAGGAACCGGTGGCGTCGTGTAGTCAGGCTTGGTCAGGCCGGGGGTCGGCGGCGGATTTGGAGTCTGCCCCAGCGCGAAGGCGTGCTTGGAAGTGGTCTCGCTTTCAACCGTCAGGATAACTTCTGCCGTATCAGCATTGGGCTGGCGGCTCTTGACGATCACAAGTTGATTGTTGAGGCCAGCCTCTGGCAGGTGAAGCGTGATGGCATCGCCGACCTGAACACCCAGCCACTTCGGCTTGAGTGTAAGGGCGATCGGGCCGAACTCCCGCGCGTTGACGATATCGTATGCCGCCAGCTGCGCCGCCTGCTGCGCATTCTGGCACATCTCATATTCCAACTCGCGCTGGCGCAGGCGGCCGTCATCGGTGACATACTGCGGCACCGTGACAGGCTTAAGGGACACAACCTCCCAATTATGGGTTTCCAGACGGCAACGCGGGATGACCGAGTTGATTCGGTCCCGCATCGGCTTGACTGAGGGGATCGAGAACGGTCCGCAGACATCATCGATCGTCACCGTACCCACAGAGGTACGGGGCGTATGGATGATGCAGGACAGAAGCGCGCCTGAAGCGATCGGCTCACAACCGACCGCCGCCAGCATCCGCTTGCCGACCACCCACGGATCTTCGAGCGAATTAAACGTGCCGCCGATCGTCCAGCCGTTGACCTGCGCCACATTGGCCGCAGCGACGAAGGCCGGGATATCGATGAAGGCCGGGTTCAGACCTGCGCCACCGACCAGCACGCCATTGTGACGCCAGCCGATATAGTGGGTCAGGGCGACGATCGGGCCGTTTTCACTATATGCCCATGTAGTCTGGTCGTTGACCCGCTGCGGGCCCGAGCCGCCGGGATAGGTGCTGTCAAACCGCGGATCATAGCAGAGCGCACCGCGGGCGATAAACCGCGGTTGAATGCCGCTCGACCACGACTTGTCGCCCTCTTCCTGCCAGAGGCTCACCCATGCATGGGCGAAGCCCTGCCCCTTGTGAGCGGCTGTCCATTCCGGAAAGCTAATGTCCCAACCTGAGGGCCATGCGGGTGCGGTCAAAGCAGTGGCCGAAGCACCGACCGCCCCGAGCGCCGTCTTCACCCACATTTTGTCTTTGTACTCGCCAGACGTAACCTGCCCAGTCGAATTGTTATAGGGGCAGGCGAACGTGTTCATCTCGACATCGATCGGGCCTGCGATCGGACCACAGCCGGATATAACTGGGAACAGGTTCGTGATGGCGTTGTCGAACTTCTTTCGCCCGGATCCAGACGGATAGCCGAGGATGTTGAAGCCCCCCACGGCCGTACGCCCGACGATCGTGTCATAACCGGCCTGCGGATCAGCCTTGAATTCAAGCTGCTGCCCACCGCCAGTTGGGGTCTTAACTGCCGCTGAGGCAACCGCCGCCGAAACTGTCGCATAGGCCGCAATCTTGATCGCGCCCGCGAGCAACGGTTTGGCGGCCGCGAATGTTTTCCACGCCGCAGCCGCGCCCTTCACCACGCTAACGGCCTTTGTCGCCAGCACGGCCCAACTTGCCGGATCCATGATTAGCCTTTCATGGGGCGAAGGCATGGCACCCGCCACGCCGTCAGAGCGCCCGTCAATTCAGAGATTGCAAAGCCTCCCTGCCAGGCATGGAGGTAGTTTTGAGCATCGAGCCGCACGGCCATGGCGGGGATCGGATAGTCATTCGGGAATGCGACGATATCGCCCATGATCGCCATGGCTGGCGGAATCCGGTCGAATTGCAGGCTGTCGAACGCCGCTTCGAGGCTGTCGAAGTTGCGATTTTTGAGGGCGCGCAATGCGCCGGCTACCGTCGAATAGGTGCCGAACTTCGAGACGGCGACCTTGTGTCCCATGTGCTTCAGGTGCCTCGCCGCCATGCGCGCACAGTCGAAGCGGCCCAGCTCGAAGGCCAAAGGCAGATAGGTGGCGATGGTAATGTCGCAGGCCTGCGCTCTGGCCAGAAGTTCGAGGCTCATGGAAGCACCGCCTTTGTCAGTGCCGGACGCGTCCCCGCCCGGCCCCACGGCGTCGAGATCCCGACGTCGACCACGTACTGAAGAAACACATCACCGGGGAAGATCGAGTTATGGAAGGCGAACGACAGGCGGCGGCCCTGATCGATCTCGAAGAAGGCGTCGAAGCCGGACACACATTCAAAGGAGACGGCATCGCCCATCAGAACGCCGCGCGTCGGGACATCGATCCGGCCGACGAACTGGACGTAGGGCGCGCCGACCACCAAGCCGGTCGCCGGGTCAAACGCGCCCCACATGGCTTTGACAATGCTGCCCTGCGCCGATGGCTGGCAAAGCGCGATCGCAACCGTTTCGTTGATGGCCGCAATGCCGAACTGGAAATCCGGCGCTTCCTCCCCGGCCCCCTCTTCAGAGAACCGGAGAGAGGACAGACCGCCGATATCGGGGTCATGGCCGACATAGACGTTGCCGCCGATGTTGAGAAAGCCGAGGCCGTCCAGAAGGCGGAACGTCTTATAGGGGTGGATGACCTCCACCGCCTTAAAGGGGTGCGCCACCGGCCCGGACAGGGCGGTGCGCAAGACGGGATCTATCGCCATGAGACTTATCTGTTTTCAGTGATAGTGATCGTCTCGAAGCTGCCAAGGCCCCACCGGTTGGCGGCAAGCCCTCGCGTATCGAGCGCGATTAAGCCCTCGATCTCAGGGGCCGCGAAGTTTAGTTCGGTATTGTCGGGGATCTGCACCCGAAGCATGGGCTCAATATTCAACGCCACCTGTCCAACGACGGACGCCGCCTTGTCGGCCGTCAAGCGGTGCAGATAGTTGACGCCATTGACTTTGAACGAGAAGTACTGGCCTTCGACCAAAAGAGCGCCGTTGTTAAAGCCATCGGCGTTGAGTGTCATACCGGCCTGACCAGCCCCATTGACACGCGGGGTGCCAACAGAGCCGGTTTGACCGAATTTAAGGACGGACGCTGGGAGCGCCATGATAGCGCCCTGCCGTTTTGCCTGACTGAGCCGCGTCGCCCACAAGGCCCCACAAGCCCCTACCCGCACCGTTGGCAAGCCGAAGCTCAGAGCGAAGCGGTCTCCCAGCCGGTTGAGACGCTGGGTGGCTCCGCCGAGGGGCGACTCCAGATCACTGCTGAAGCTGATGTCATCCACCTGCGCCAGAATGCGGTAGGGGCCGTTTGGAAGCTGCACACTCATCGTTTGCCCAATTGTCTCCGGGTACGTTGCATTTGGTTCGTTTGGGCCAGTTGCGCGCCACCCTGCGCCCCGGTAAGCGCCGCCTTCGCGCCCGTGCGCTGAATGTCTTCAACGATGTCAGATGCCATGATGGCTCCGGCCGCGTTGATGTTGAAATTCTGGACGGTCGGGATCTGGGCACGCCGGAAGGCGCTGGCAGGCGGCGGCGGCTTGGTCAGGTCGTGGACGATTTCCTTAGGGTGAATCATCGTAAGACGCCCACCCTTGCCGTCGAGACCGCCCGCACGCACGCCGCTGCCGGTGTAGCCACCGCCCTCAAAGCTCGTGAGGCTGCTCAGGAGCTTGGAAACCGCATCGCCGCCGCCGCTTGCTGCCGACGCCGTAGCGATCTGCGCCGCCATAGCGGTACCGGCTATCTGACCGGCGCTGATGATTGCGGCGGACATCGTGGCCGCCCCGGTGGCCGAAGCGGTGACGATCGCCGTAGCGGCCGCCGCACCTTGTGCCGCACCCTGAGCCGTCCCTGTCGTGGTGGCCATGGCCAGTTCTTGGCCAGCCCCGAAGACGAGGTCATAGAGCTGCTCGCCAGCTTTCTGCAGTGCGCGCTCAGCAGCCGACCCGACCATGTTTTCGAGGAAGCCCGCGAGGTCGCCGGTCGCGGCCGCGCGGATCCCTTCCGAAAAGGCTTGCCCGAACATCTGGCGCGCCTCGCCATACTTACGGGCCGTCTCCATCTGATCGGCCTCGCGTGTGGCCTGCGCAGTGTTCTGCGCCTCGGTCGCGTTCGGCTTCAGGTCTTTCAGCTCAGCGATGCGCTGATGGATATAAAGCTCACGCTCGGCCAGCTTGAGGGCCTTGTCATCACCGGACAGCTGCGCGATGCGGATCCGCAGGTTCAGTTCATCGGCCACCAGTGCCGCCGCCTGAGCCTGCTTTTGCCGGTACTCTTCGCCCGCGCGCTGGCTGGCGTCGATAATGTCGGCGATCCACTTTTCAGTTTTCTCGCGCGACTCGATCAACGCCAGAGCCTGACGCTCATAGCCAAGATGGGTTTCGGCCCGTTTCTCAGCATCGGCATAACCGGCCGCCTCATATTGGCGGCGCAACTGCACGAGGCGCTGCGCATCCTCGGCCGTCTTGATGGCTTTTGCATCAGCGCCAGCCTTGGCCTTCGCGATAGCCTCCTCGAGTCGGAGATCCTCCTGAGCCAGTTCAATGCGCTTGGCCTCGGCTGCAGCGGCCTTTGCATCATCCGCCTTGTTCGTTCCGCCGGTAGGGGCGTAAGTCTTTGGGCTAGAAACCGGGGTCACTTTTTCGGTTTGCAGCCGGGCGACCTCGGCCTCAGCCGTATCGGCCGCTTGCTGCGCCACATTGGCAGCATCTCGCAATTGCTTAGTTCGCTGCGAAACATATTTGCTGCTATTGAACTGGCCCATCGCGGCAGCAGGCGCTACGCCGCCAAGTGAGAGCGGTGCACCGGTTATCCGATCGCTTCCCTCGGATTTTGCGGCGGCTTCCTTTAGCACCTTCGCATTGTTTCGGGCATCATTTGCTCGCGTCTTGGCTTGTTCAATAGCCGCAATTCGAGCCTGCGCGGCGACCTGAAACCATGCCTCTCCCAGCTTATCCACTTGACCAGTGAGCGCCGCCAGATTGGCGATGTCAGACGGAATGCTGGAGACAAATTCTGATTTCTCTTTGCCGGCCTCTTTCGCAGCTTTTGCAGCATTTTCCTGCTCGATCCTGTAACCACGAACCGCATTTTCGGCCTTGTTGACAGCTTGTTCGTACTTGGCGGTCTCGACAGCACCGTAGGAAATGGCCGCAGCAACCGCCAATATCGCCACACCTATCGGACCACCAAAGAATGACAGAGCGCTATTGAGACCAGCAACGGCCGTTGTGGCAAGGATTGACGATCGCGTGACGCCCTGCTGCGCTGCAGCCATGCTGAGCAGAGAGAACTGATAGCGGAGGTTTGAAGCCGTAGCTGCCGTGGTCGCCACAACCCATCGCGTGCCGACGATCGCAACAGCAACCATTCCCGCCTGGACAACAACGTCGAGATTATTGGCCAGCAGTGTGATGACCTGCGCCATCCGTTGCGTTGCGGACAGACCTTGGTCTGTCTGGCCAACGTATCGGCCGAGTTGGTTGTTGAGGGTTTGCAGTGAGCCCGCGACAGTCACGACCGCACTATCCGCCTGCTTTTCGATTGCCGGAAATCCGTTGAGCAAGGCCCGGAAAAACTCTTGCGAGGTGACCTTGCCGTCCTTAACGAGCCCGGTCAGCTTCGCGACGTCTCCACCAAAGCGCTCTGAGCCTTTCGCCGCTGCCTGAAGAACGACCGGCAAACCGTCGATTAGCGAGTTGTATTCTTCGGCCTGCACCTTAGTGCCGCTGAGGACTTGACCGAGCTGTAGTAATGGACCCGACGCCGCTTCGGCCGACGTGCCTTGCACTTTCAGCGCAGCGGCAGTGCCGGAAACCAGCTGCAGCAACTCATCTTCAGAAGCACCGAGACGCTGGCGCGACAGCGAGGCTCGCTGATAAAGCTCGGCCGTAGCGTTGACCTGCAGGCCGTTACGGTTGGCGCTGTCATAAAGCGCGTCTTCAACCGCCTTCATGCGCTCGCCTTCCAGACCGGCAGCCCGCAATCGGTTCTGCAGGCCGGTGTAGCTATCAGCGTAGGCGATCACCTGTTGGGCCGAGAAGGTGCTGGCCAGCACGCCCGCGATACCACCAAGCCCGCGTCTGAATGCTTCTGTTACATCACGACCGCCACGCTCCATGATATTGGCCAGCGCGGCAGTGGACTTTAGCGCGGACTTTTCCATTTCATTAAGGCGACGGTCGGTCATATCGCGCAACTTCGTCAATTCGCGCTGAGATTGGCGCATATCGACGGCCAGCTGGAGCAGCAACGCCTCAGTGTCTTTGACGGCCATAGGTTTTCCCTTATGAGTATTTGGCGACCAACGCGTCATGCTCGTCGTCGCTAAGTGGCTTAGCCTTTGGCTCAATGCCATTTGCGGTCATCCAGCCATCAACGACCTGTCCGAACTCCCATAGGGACAGGTCATCGATTTCACGCGGACCGAGGCCCATGGCGATGCCGGTGCGATAAAAGGGGCCGAAGCGCATTTTTTCGCGCGGCAACGGTTCTTCGGTTACGCCGTCACCGCCTCGGTCTCCCCCGGCGGTTCGTCTGGGACTCCGAACAGGGCAACCGAGACGATAGCCTGTGCCAGATGAGTAAACTGGCGCTTCGGGATCTCAGGCGGATCAAAGAAGGCTTCAATCAGCTTTTGAGCCTCTGTAATGACCATTCCTCCGCCTATAAGGCCCTGAAGGATGACCTCGCGCGTGTCGTCAATGCGGTCGTGTCCGAGCGCATATCGGTTTAAGAGTTCCATCAGGCCAGCGTCACACTTTTCCTGAATGGCACGGATGCGGCCGATGGGGAGGCGGAACAAACGGTCCGCCCCGCCAAACGACAGCTCAACTTCTGCTGCGCGACTCATTAGCTTGGCGTCACATTCGCGCCGAAGGTGCCGGTAACTTCACCGTCCGATGCCAGCGACATGGTCAGTTCGGCTTTGCCACCCCTGTCACCCGTAACCTCAAAGCTGGTGAGCTTGAAAGCACCGGCAAAAGTGATGACGTTCGCGGCCGTCGCATCATCAAGAATGATCTGGATGTTTTTGCTCTCGCCGGATTTCCACCAGTTGAACAGCTTCGGTACGTCCGGCTTGTTAGCCTTGCCGCCACCGCTGACCTCGACGCTTAGGGATTCGACCTCGCGGACAATCCAAGCGATCTTTTCTAGGTCGGTACAGTCCGGCACCGTTTCGTCATTGGTCTGTGAGTTGAAGGTGATGCCGCGCTGCGCATTGATCGAGCACAGGGCGGTAAACACTTCAGTTGGCGATGCGCCATTGCCGATCTTGATCAGCAGTTTCACGCCACGCGTGAGTGAGGGGGGAGCCATGCAGGAGCCTCCTTTGAGACATGAAAAAAGCCACCCTGAAGAGGGTGGCGCTCGATCAACGATCCGAGTGGCTTAGTCTGCGGTCGTTAGATAGGTGAAAGTGACGATGCTGTGCGCGGTTTCGCCGTCGGGATCTCCCAGATGGCGCGTGCCCTCATAAGTCCAATCGTCAACGGTGAAGCCAGTAAGCATAAGCTGCTTGCGCAACGCCCGGCGGATAGCCCCCGCGATCGCCTTGGCCTTCAGGACACCCTCTTCAGGCGTCTCCTCACGCGCCCAGACGTGGACGTTGACAGTGACATCGTCTTCCTCGGAGCACTCCGTATCATCGCCGACGATCTGGTCTTCGCCGATAATGATGTGGGGATAGACGCTGTCAGGCAGCGCTTTGTTTGTGAAGATCCGCGTGGTGCCGCCGAATAGCGAGCTGACCGCCGTATTGGTGCGCAGCTCGGCCTCAACGGCCTTCTGGACCTCGGTACCGATATCCGCCATGGATTAAACCTCTCGCAGAGCCTTGCGCGCCGCTGCCTTGATGCGGCGCTTGGCCTTTTTCTTATGCAGCCGGTAGGCGGGATAAAAGTAGGGCTGGGCTGGGTTCTCAGTCGTTCCGTGCTCGACACCGACCGCATAATCGAATTCCGGCGCGTTCCCCTTCGCAGACTTACGAACCACCTTCGTAGTCGCCGGGCCGCCCGCCTTGATGACCCACAGAAGCTTGTCTGCGCGGTGCCGCTCATCGAATTTGATCGTGGATTTGAGAACACCATGATCTTCCGGAGCGAACCGCTTCATGGTCGAGACGATTTTTTCGACTTCGATCGTGCCCTGCGTACGCGCCGCATTGCGATAGACCAGCGGCACCTTGTCGAAGCGAGCCAGGACTTTGCCCTTATTGCGAAACCCTGTCTTCACCCTGAAGCCCCTCCCGATACGCCCATGCAGTTGAGGAACCCGGCTTTTCGGCCCGGTACCGCCGGGGAGGTGATATTGAAGGTCTCGCCGGTATCGACCCGTACCGCTCGCCAAGAGGCCGCGATGCGTTTGCTGTCAGGGCTTTGCATGACCGTGATCGACGCGGGCTGTTTGCCTTCGATCCGCTGCCCGACCGCCGTTTCGGATCCGCGCTGATAATCGATATCAGCCCAGACGGTGAATTGTTCGGCCCAAGCGCCACGGCGATCGCCGTTGTCGTTTAGGCCCCTCTGTTCAAACCGAAGGCGGTAAGACAGATCGCCCGAACCCGCCATCAGTCGGCAGCCTTTTCAGAGGTGGCACGACGCGGCGGGTCGATTTCCTCGCAGTCGCCGTCTGTTTTCATTTCCTCACCCCAAGCCCGCTTGACGGTCTCTTCGGTGCCTTTCTTATAGGCATAGGTGACCATCCGGTTTTCCGGGGGCGTGAAGTCGCGATCGCGCAGGAATCTGACTCGCATAATGGCCTCCTTAGACGCCGAGGTTTCTGTAAGGGTCGAGCAGGTTCGTCGCGCTGGTCGGCAATTCGGACGGCGACGCCTCGCGATTGTGGTAGAGGTCGCCCAGCACTAAGAGCGCTGCCGTTTTAAATACCGCCACCGGCCCCTCACCCACCGGCACAAGGTCGAGGTCGCAGTAATCAAGCACCCGTTGAGCGGCTGCCATGGCATAGCCGGTGATGATCACATCCTCCTCTGAACTATCCTTGCGCAGATGCTGTTTGGCTTCCGACAGCGTGAAAAGCGGACCGGTTGTAAGTACGACGACGTTGAGCATGGACTTTCCCAATGGCAGCTACGAAAAAGGCGGAGCCAAAGCCCCGCCTTTTCAGTCGATGAGATCGCCGCCGTTAGGCCTGATTGGCCTGCGGATTGTCGTAGCCGCGCGCGCGGATCACGATGGCCGAGATCGGCGTGCCCGTGCCGTGCGTGCCGGAGAAATCCGCCATGAGCTTCAGGTAGCGCTTGCCACCTTTGTAGCCGAAGCGATAGGCCTTGCCCTCGGCATGAGCGGCGGTGAGGGCCTTGATGATGCCGTTGGTAACCGCAGGCGCACCAATGATGTCAGTCAGGGTCACCGGCGTGTAGGTCACGTCGTCGTCGGAATGGGTCAGAACGAATTCGACTTTGTTCGTGCCGGAGAAGGTGATCCCGCCAGCGCCAACGCTTAGGACAATTTCGGCCGCGTCATAACCCTGAAGGTCGATGGCGGCGGAGGTTGTATCGGCGGCCAGAACGGCGGCGGCAAGAGCCAAGGCGATATTCATGCCCGAGTGGATGTCTTTCATGGGATTGCCCTTGAGAAAGAAGGAAAAGGAGCGGGCCGCGCCAGTTACGCGGGGCGGCCCATGATGACGGCTGGAGCCGCCCTTAGGCCTCGCACTTAACCAGTTTGATGGCCTCAAAGTTTTGGACGCCGCCACCGACACGCTTGGTGGTATAGAACGCCACCTTGCCGTTGACCTTGTAGGGGTTGCGCAGGACGCGGATGCCGACCCGATCAAGGATCAGGTATCCGCGCTTGAAATCACCGAAGGCAATCGGAAACTTGTTTGCGCCCAACGGATCCATGTTGTCGTCGGTGTAGACCGCCTTTTCCAGAATGGTCGCGGGCTTGCCCGCGCCTGTTGGCGGAGCCCACAGGTAATTGCCCTGCCCATCCTTCATCTTGCGAACAGCACCCATGACGCCGTCCGAGATCAGCCAGTTGGCCGCATTGCGGTAACCCGCCTTCAGGGCGTAGTAGGCATCCACGAAAACGTCGGCCGGTGCCGAAGTGGCGAACTTATCGGCCGCGCCCGTCTTCACGTAGCCGATCTTGCCCCACGAATAGCTATCGTTAGGGACGTTTTCATATGTGGTGAACCCACGAGGACGCTTGACGCCGCTACCTTTGACGTACGCAGCGCCTTCTTTTTCGGCAAATTCAATCTGGACCTCATCGGCAAGCCACTGCTCGATGTTGATGCGACCATCGTCCAGCATGGTTTGCGTAGCATAGGGCTCTGCGTAGATTTCCATGACGGTGAACTCCAGCTCGCGGAGGTTCGGCGTATTGGTCTCGGTTCGGGTGTCTTCCTCGCCAACCCAGCCCGAAGTGGTTCCGCCTTGGCCGACCAGCTTAGAATAGGTTGACGTGCCGATCGGGCGGACCGTCGCGAGCTGGCGCATAACCGAGACCGTACCGAGAACGCGATCGATGGTGTTTTCCATTTCGGTCGGGACCAGATAACCGCCGTCCGGCTTCGACTGCGTGGTCAGGCCAGCCTTGACGGACAGGTCACCAAGCGCATGCTCGCCTGTGCCTTCGCGGAAATAGGTGTTGAACGCTTCGCGGTGAGCGTTCGCGTCTACGGACGAGACGCCACCCGCGCCAGAAGCGGCGGCCATCTTGAGGTTTAGTGCATCGAGATCCTTCTGCGTGGTGGCCAGAACGTCTTCGAGCTTGGCCATCTTCTCGGCGTGAAGGGCATCTTTGGCCTTGGCGTCGGCCTCGGCGGTGGCCTTGAATTCAGCCCACGCGGCCTGAATTTGCGCGACCTTATCGGCCGGGGTGTCGGCGCGAACCGCCAAAATGCCACGTACGCGCGGCGGGGTGACTTCCGAAGAACGGGCAGCGGAGAGAGCGCACACGGCCGCGCTGGCCGCGATGAGCGACTTGGTTTTGTGCATCAGTTTAACTTTCTGAATGGGGTGGGGTTAGATCGACGCCAGCAATGCGGACATTGCGGCATCTAAGTCGTCGCCAGCGTTACGCGTGGTCGCAGCGGCAGCGTCTTGCGTGCCGGTTGCCTCCCTCAGCAGACGACGACGCTCGGAACGCGGCATCTTCGCATCGGAAAGGATGTGGTCGAGACGCTGGCGCGCATTGAGCTGCGCGCGGGCGTTCGCTTCGGAGGGAGCCGGATCGTCGGTTGTGCCGTCCGCGAAGCCCTGCTTCACGGCTTCGGACGCTCTCAACCACGTCTCCTTGTCCATCATCGCCTGTATGTCGGCGAGATCGATGTTGGAGCGGTGCTGGTAGATCTCGGCCATAGCCAGGTCGAATTCGTCAAACGTTTCAGCCGCCGCCCGCATTTCGTTGCGGTTGCCGACGACGACGCCCCACGCATTGTGGATCATGAGAAACGAGCCGGTGGCCATGACCAGTTCGTCGGCCGACATAGCGATGATCGAGGCAGCGGACGCCGCCATGCCCATAACCTTAACGGTGACCTTGGCTGGATGCTCGCGGAACAAGTTATAGATCGCGAGGCCTTCGAACATATCGCCGCCGCCCGAATTAATGCGGACTTCGACGGGGTTAGGGCCGATCGACCGCAGAGCAGCTGCTGCGCGGGCGGCCGTGAAGCCGCCACCATCCCAATAATCATAACCGATATAGTCATAGATCGAGATGGTGGCGTCGCCTTCGTTCTCGGCGGCCTGAGGTGTCCACTTGGCGAGAACATCGCTAGGGACATCCCAATCATAGTGGTCAGGGCGATTGAACGCCTTAACTTGAGGGAGTTTTCGGAGGGACATTCAGGTTTCCTTGTCCGGTTGCGAGGGTGTCGCCGTCTTTGTGTCGGCCGTCGCCGGTCAGGCGGCGGATTTCGTTGGCCGTCTTCCAGCCCTTTGTGCCGGGGCCACCGATGGCTTTTGAGAAGAACTCGGCCTGATCCTTCATCGAGCCGCGCAGCAGCTCGCTTTCGTCAAAATCGAGATGGATGGTTTTGCGGTCTTTCGGCGTGAGCAGAGACATCCGACCACGCTTTTCCCAAGCCGTGAACCACGGCATGAGGGCGTATGTGACGAAGAATATCCCGAGCTGCTCGATACCCGAGCCCCACGAGGTGTCATCCATCATCATCAGCGGCCGGGGCACGCCAAAAACGCGCGAAACCTCTTCGACCTGATGCTTGGAGCGCTCGATTTGCTGGCTTTCGCGCCCCGACTGCTGCCACGGCGTGGCCGTCATGCCTTCCTGTAGGACCAGCCATTTCCCGGCGTTAGCGATGCCGGTTCGGTTCTCCATGCGCTTACGGAGCTTGCCTCGCGCGTCATCGGACAGCTTACCGGGATGTGATAGAACGCCCCCCGCCGCCATGTTGTTGCGGAAGATGTTCACCGCCGCGTCTTCGGCGTCCTTGGCAAGATTGATCGCTCTCGCCGCCTGCCGGATGCGGCTCAGACCGTTCAACCCATTCCACGACAGGCCCCGAAGATGGAAGATTTCATCTGCTGGGATAGTGCTACGCGGCCCTCGGTACACTGGCGAGCCCCCTTCGAGGGTCGCCGTTACATCATCTAGCGGAAGCAAGCCGCTGATCCGGCCACTTCCGGTCTTGACGATTCGGGCCAAACCGTCGCCATCCACCAGCGCCCGCATCTGCATCCATTGCTTGAACTCAGGCGCGGTCTGAAAATGATTGGGCTGATCATTGAGGATCTCGAATAGCGGGTGGTCGATAGCCTCAATGATTTCGCCGTCGGGCCGGGTTTGCATGGGCCGGAACGGCAATGCGGCAATCACAGCTGAAGTGACATCAACTGCGCGGAAAACAGCTGTGTTGAACAGCGCCTGCTTCGAGCCAGAGCCATTCTGGTCCGCGCGGATGTATTCTTCCAGGTCTGGATCATCCAGACCGCGAAACACCCGGCCGCCATCATCATACGCCGCCTGTGGCTGGAGGCCCGAGCCCAGATCGGCCCCGAACATCCCTTCTAGGCCGAAGAAGCTGAGTAAGTTCACAGTGTGTCCTTAAATAAAGATATCGTCGTCGTCTTCATAGACCGACCGGCCAAAGGCTTCAGGGTTCCAACTCAGGAGGATGGTGGCGCAGAAAGAGGCGACCAGCGGGTCGATCTTTGCCCGGCCAGAAATCTGCTTCGTGATCATCGGCGAGTTGCCGGTGATGATCACCTTGGCATTACCGACGCACCAATTCATTAGGGTCAGGCCACTGTGGATCAGCGTACCATCACTCAGCTTGCGCTCGAGACCGAACAAAGCCGGTGCCAGCGCCACACCTTGCCGCAGCCGAAATATCAGCTCATCCGGTATGCCCCGACGCAGCAGCTCTTCAATGATAGCTGCGATGTTGTTGGGGTCGATGCCGATACCTTTTTCTTTCGGCAGAAGCCCGGCCTCGTAGACCTGCACCACGATATCAACGAGCAGCTCAACATCATTAGGGACCTTGGCGAACGTCAGAGAACCCTCTTCCTCGAAATCTTCGAGATTGGCGACGATATCCTTGCGGATCTCCTTTACACTCGGGTTGGCGAAGGCGTGGTTCCACATAAGCCACTTCCGGGTTTCACGCTCTCGGCCCATGACGGAAATACCGAGCAAATCATCCAGACCGCCACCGTCGATACCGATCGTGCAGACCTCGGAACGCCGTATGACCTCTTGCAGGGTAAGGGTCGGATCGGCCTGCTCTTCCCAATAATCAGCGCCACGCCAACCATCATCAGAAATACCGACACCGATTTCGATATTGAGGTGCTGAGAGGCCCAGATTTTGACCTCGGCAATGCCCTTTTCTTTTTCCGAGTGCCAGTCCTCGACAAGACTGTCGAGGTGCACCGATCGGCCAAGGTTCGGCATAACCATCGACCAGTTTTCCGGGTTTGACCACAGCTGCTCTTCAGCTGCGATATCCGGTGGAAACTCATACAGAATCGGCAACATCGGCCGGATGATTCGGTCGCGCATGTGGCCATCGCGGATCCGCTTGGCCAGCTTCAGCTCCGATTTGAACGCACCAACCGGCTGCTCATCGCTTTGCGTCGTCGTAAAAAGCAGCAGCCCTTCAGGGGTTTTTTCGAGCCCCCCCCGGATTTGGCGCAGCACCTTTGTGGTGTGTTGGTTTTTGCCGAGCAGGTGAAGCTCATCGACCATCGCCATGAACAGGATGGCACCGGTGAGAATGTTGACATCGAAGGTCTTCACGCACAGCTCGGAGCCGTTGGACAGATCCTCAATTTTCTTCTGGTGGTCCCGTGTCCGGAACCGGCGCTTCAGGTCGCTCGAGGCCTCGATCATCCCCGCCGCTTTTTCATACGCGGTGTCAGCGATGCGCTGAGTCGGGGCCACGAACAGCGCTTCGGCGTTGGGTCGGCGGTTCATGATCATACCTGTGATCATCAAACCGGCTGAATAGGTCGTTTTGGATTGCCCCTTAGGGAGCATGGCAAAGAAGTCGCGGATCATCCGCTTTCGAACATCGGGGAACCACGACCCGAATACGACCCTCACCAGTTCGATGAACCAAGGCCCGCAGGCATCGACCATTTTCGGCTGGTCCGGTACGTCCGGCAACTGGAGCTGCCCGAAGATCGCTACGGCCATCTCAGCTTCAGCTGCATTCAGCGGTAGATCGGGAATGAGCGACCGACCATTGCGAATTCGGTCTTCCCAATCTGGACAACTCAAATCCCACATGGGCTCAATTCATCTGCTGTTGCCGCTGCGCCATGAGCTGGCCGAGAAGCGAACCTGTATCCGGCGCAGCCGCATCGAGTAGCGCCTGTTCCTTTTTGCCAAGCTTCGGCTTGGCCGTGGCCTTGGTACTGGCGCTCGCCTTCGGCTGTTTCACCGGCGCAGTCTGCCCGTAGAGCATGAGGTCGTTCTTCTCGACCAGTTTACGGAACTCTTTGATGGCAGACACGCTGCCTTCCATGACGCCGGTCCAAAGCTGCATCGAGACGGTCGCCTCCATCCGGTCGCGGGCCTCGTCTCTGAATTTCAGTTCGCGAAAATAATGCTTACGCAAAGTCGGCGGCGTGATGTGCATGGCACTGGCGATGCGATCATTCGACCACCCAAGCGCCAGTAACATCATGACTTTATTACGGTTTTGGTTAGTCGGGATATGTTCCGGCCGCCCAGCCTTCCCATACCCCTCGGGGATTGGGTCGCCAAACAGGTCGAAATTTTCAGTCATCAGAAAAAAAACCTCTGAATGGGGGGGATGCGGGTCTGGAGGCCGAGGGGCTCTGGGACTTTTACCCCCCCCTCGGCCCGCGCCGCCCGGCCCCCGACTAGTCCGCGCGCGGATCGCCCGCCGCCTTTGCCTCAGCGTTCAGCTGATCAGCGCTTTTGTTGAACAGGTTCATGGTCAGTACCAGATGCCTCTCTCATTCACGCTGGCCTGTTCGTCAGCCTGCTTTACCTTGTCGTGGCAGGGCGACTTGCACAGCGTCTGGATGTTGTTGATGTCAAAGAACAGGGCTTCACTGCCTCTATGCGGCTCTTTGTGGTCAGCCGTTGGGCTGTCAGGCGCGGGGTATTTGCCGCCGCATATGCGGCCGCACATCTGGCAGGTGTAAAGGTCCCGGGTGTGCGCCTCTTGTTTCAGATCAGCCCATTTGGCTGTGTTGTACCACTTGCGCCAAGGGCCGCCGCGTGGACGTGACATGTATGGTTGACCGGCTTGCGAGGGTTTGTCGGTTCTCGTACCCCAAGAACTAGGGCGGCGCTGCCCGACAGTTGATACGATCACCCTCGCCCGTCCCGAGCACCGGTCGGTCTCAGTGAGGATTGCAACGCCTTGACCATGGGTAGAAATGCAGAAGGCCCCGCCGGTTGGGCGAGGCCTTCTGATTTTTGACAATAGCATCCGCAGGAGCCCTCAAGCACATGGCGATCGCCAAAGTGTGAGGTTCATGATGTAGCGGTCTGGAACAAGGCCGTAGTTCGCCCGGAACGCACCGCAACCGAGGCGTCACGTGAGGATATGTCCCTCACAGACCAGCCGCCCGATCCAGCCCTACAATCAATCGAGAGGAGCCGTTCATGAAGCTGGATAAGGCAGCGCACCGATTCGTGTCAATAGGGTCTGATAGAACCACCTCTAACAGCCCGCCTAGCGTCTTGATGCGATCACCACGGCGGAAAGCTTTCCCTTCGTTTTTGAATGGGAGGAAGCCATCAGCCTCTTTGGCACGGTGCGCCTGGACTACGGCGTCGAGAACGGCCCGCTCGTGGACGCAAGCCAGCCCCTGAAGACCGAAGAGCGAAAGAGGCGAGCGGCCTTCCAGCGCACGGACAAACACATAGTTCGGATATAGGGCGAGCGGCACCAGCACCGGCGCTTCCTGCCCCGCGATCTTCCGGCGCTTGGCGATCATCGGTCGGTAGCCTTCGTATCCGATACCCTTCAGTTGCGACAACACTACGGCCTCTTTTTTGGCATAGGTGGTTACGATGAGCCACGCCCGGCTCTCTCCGGCGGCGCGGAGGGCTTCTTCCCGGTAGGTGGCGGCGGCTTGCTTTTTCATTCTGGGAACCCTTCTTTTTTTAAAATCAAAACTAAAATCAAAAACTAGACTGAACAGACCGAACAGTTACGGGTCGTGGTGTCGCGCATCCGCACACCTCTTCCATTCCTCGCCGGGATTGTTCGGACTGTTCAGACTGTTCATTTCCACAATGTTTACAGCCGTTTAGCTTCTGAACAATCCACGCCATTCTGAACAATCATTGTTCGTTTTCCAGAGGCAGCCCCTCTTCTCACCCCTCACGGGTAGGGCTGAAATGTTCAGACTGTTCGTTACTGTTCAGTCCTCTCACTCGAAACCATCCATTGAAAACGGGTCCGACTGAGCGCCCGCCGGGGCCTGAGAGAAACTATTAGCGGTCGGGCGAGGGCCGGTTTCGGCAAGCGTTTTGAGGCGTATTGGCTTCCGGGTCTTCTTCCCGTCAGACAGGCGCGGCCCGAGCAGTATCTGACGTTGCATGAGGGCGTCGCCAAAGGCGCGGACTGACATCGGTCGATCATGCCCGTTCTCTTCCGCCCAAGCCTTGTAGCTGTTGTACAGCACGGTAGCGCCCGTCACGGCGTCGCCAGCGGCTTCACCGTAAACGCAAGATTCATCAAGCCAGTCGCCGAATGGGGACGAGGTCTTGCGATAGTTTTCAAGAACCGCCCTCACCTTTTCCGGCGGCTTAAGCCCTTGTTCCAACCAGTCGCCGACGCCCGCAATGATCCAGTTGAGTATGCCGGGGAATTCGGCCTTAAGCTTCTCCGGAAGGCGCTTATCACGCTGATCCTCTGGCACCTGATGTTCAAACATGATGACGTTCATGCGCCGCCAGATGCCGTCGTCATCACCTTTCACAACAGGGAGAGCGTTACACATCATCCACAGGCGGCCCTTGGGCACAAACTCAAAGTTTTTGCCTTGGATCTGTCGCGCCGAATACGGATCGCCACCCGTCCAACCCTTTATCAGGCCTTCATTGAGCTTGGCACCACGCGGTGGCTCAGCAAGCAACACGAGCCGGGTTTCGCCAGCCAGCCGCACCAACTCAGGCTGCGGGCCGTTAGGCGATGCCTGCCCCGTGTCAAGGAAGGTTTCGACCTTGGCCGAGGCACCATAGCCACCCGCCATGTCACGCAGCGCGTTCATGATGGTAGACTTGCCATCGGCACCTTTCCCCTGAAGAATGAAGAACCCTTGCTCGAAGATTTCGCCTGTAAACGCGTAACCGCAGGCGCGTTGCATGAATGCACGCACTTCTGGGTTACGGAGCGAGGTCGCCACCAGCTGCTCAAACTGCGGAGCTTTAGCTTTTGGATCGTACTCAGTATTGGCAATCCGCGTGATGCGATCGCCGGGATCGTGCGGCCGGAGGTCGGCCTTCAGGCCCTTTTCGGTCTGCCGGAGCCAGACGGTGCCATTGCGCACGTTGAAGGCCATCGGCGCGCGGTCAAACTCTTCAATCTCGATCGAGAGATAAGGCTCGGCTTGTTTCAGCATCGCAGCTGTCGAACCGGCCTGACCGAGGCTGTCTAAATACCGCTGAATGTCCGCCGGAGCCCGACCATGCTTATCCATGATCGCCGTCATGACCTCAGGGTCGCGCATGCGCTGGCTGACCATGTGCGCGGACTGTCGGGCGAGCTGATCGCCAAATGTGATATCCCAGTGCTTGCCGTTAAAGGCGATCCAGCCTTGGCCGACAAGGTTCAACAGACGGCACCGCTTAATGTCGGGCTTCACCGTATCCTTATCGATATGGCCGCCCATGATCCGTATGAGCCGCAGAGCGTTACCGAAATCATTCAGGTCGTAAGCCGCCAATTCCTTCGCTGAAGGTTCAGCCGAAAGGGCGTGATCTTCCAAACTCATATCCCCTGCCTTTCACGCAACAAGTCGTTGAAATCCATTCCCGCAGACGGAGCTACAGGATCCGCCTGGACGCCGGTTTGACGCCAAGCCGCCGCTGCCAGCGAACCGCAAACGCGCGCCCGCTCGATACCGGTCAAAATTCGTGTGGTTGTGCCGCCCTTTAGAGGGTTGCGGATCTTCACCGGCATAGGCGACATGTCCGCATCGCAACCGATGAAAACCCGCGTCCAACCCTGAGACGGCCATGTGAACGCTGATCCCGGTACGCCCTCAGGCATGTCCGGATTGACGCGACCGTATTTGTCGGGCTGAAGCTGACCCTGAAGCCGGTTGAGGCTCAGGGCCGCCACCACAAGGGTCATGCCGCCATGGAGCACGGCCATGGACAGGGCGGACTCGATACCTTCAGCGACAACAAGATCCGAAGCCTCCGGCATTTCGGAAGGCGGTATCAGCCAAGCCCCGCCGGGGCGGCCGTTGAGAGACTGCGGCCCCATCATGCGTTTGGCGCTCTTGCCCTCCGGCACGATCGCCTTTCCGTACCCGTCGCGGCTTAGATAGGTGACGTGAATGCCGCCGGTCCATTTGGGCTTGCCGTCATCGGCAGGTACCACGACAAGCGCTATCATCGCCGGAAAGGTGACCGGGTTGTGCTTCGGCCCGGAGAAGTAGACGGCCGGGTGAAAATACAGGTGTTTGACGGCCGTGAGCAGGACGCGGCCGGAGAGCCCGCGCGACATCAAATAGCGCTGCACCAGTGTGCCGGCCGCCGTCCTCAGATCGCCACGCAGCTCACGCGCGTAGATAGCCGCCGATGACGGCTCATCCGGAATGACAGTAAAGACCTTGGGCTTCGGCTTGTAGTCGGCAGGCACATCGCCGACCAGACGCTTAGCTGCCGCGATAGTCGGCTCGCCCGCTACTCCGTTTATCAGGCGCTCGAGTTCAATCACATCGCCATGCGCGTTGCAGACGTAGCAGTTGAACGTCTTCTTTCGGACATTCACCTCAAAGGCATAGCTCGATTTCTTCTTTTGGCCCTGACCACACAGCGGACAAGGCCCCCGGCGTTTGACGCCGCCACCAACCAACTTGACGCCCGCCACCTCTTCGATCGAGGCCAATTCCTTAGCGAACGCAAACAGATCCCGCCCTTCCACCATCATATCCGGACATCCTCCGGCCTCTGATGGCGGGTGCGAGACCCCGGCGGTATAGGCTTCACCACGGGCGCGCCTGTGTAGCCACGCCGGTAGTGGAACCATGCGTATTCCGTCGCCGTAGACGCTTGCGGATCATACCGGCCGAGCACCATAGGTACCCGCTCAATGCACGGAAGGAGAGTTGTCAGGTTCCCGACCGAATTGTTGAAATGGAGGTCGTGGCGCGCGGCGGTGTTCAGAAATGACAGACGGCACAGCAGAATCACGTCAGCCGCAATCTCTAATCCGCGCTGCACGAAGTCGGCAGCCAGCTTAAACGGGGGATTAGTGACGACGACATCGACGCCGGGATAAGTGACGCCCGGAAACAGGAAGTCGCCGACCGCAAAACCCTTAGCCGGATCATGCGCGTAGATATCCTGCCCGCGCACCTCAAAGCCGCGCTCAAGGCCGATCTGGCGGAGCGGCTCATAGATGTGGCCGCGACCGGCCGCAGGCTCAAACACACGCTGGAGCTTGGGATCTTGAAAGACGGACGGCATCTGCTCGGCCATCGCCCGAACGGCCCAAGGCGGAGTTGGGAAATACTCGAGCTTCAGCCACAGAGCCTCATCTTCCTCGCTAACGAAGAAGTCCCGCTGACTGCGGGCATCGGCATGGCGACCAACGCCTTCCATGACATGTACGGACGCGGTCCCTCTAACCACGGGACACCTGCGCTTGCCGCACTTCGGCCCATGCTTCGCAGCGCTTCAGGACCTCATCGGCCAGACGGTGCAGCTCATCGAAATAGCGCGACGGGGCCACCGACTGTGCAGCGTCAAGCGCGCACTGGATCAGCAGGTTGCAGACATTGCCACGATCATTGATACCGAAGACCCGACAACGACCGACGCCTATGGCAGCCCGTTGCAGCTCACGCCAGCTCTTGCGCTCGCCGGTAGCACAGGCGCGCGCCAACTGGGCCAGTTCGCGCCACTGGCCAGCCTCATAGGTGGTAGGTTCATGGAACTGGTGATCACGCGACATTCTGAAACCCCACCTTTGGCAGGTAAGAACGACGCACATTGTGAATGTCATAAGGCTCGCTGATGCGCCCAAGCGTACGGGGCACCTTTGACGTATTGGAACACCCCGAGCAGTAGGGCTTGCGGAATCCGGCCACTGGCAGACCGCAGAAGACAGCTTCCCCATCTCGCTCACCCATCGGCGACTTGCACATGCCCTTATCAAGCGCGAGAAGGCTCACACCCTCCCCGGCACTCAGTTGCGCAGGTGGCGGCGGTGGGGTTGCCGGAATAATCGGGCCTCGCAGCAAGCTGATCGCAAGGCGGGCGGTTTCATTCCTCTCAACGGACGAGCGTGTCAGGCCCATATGCCTCAGCTTTGAGGCAATCGCGTCAGCCTGACGATCATAGCCCGCAACTTTGAGCGTCTTAGCGATCTGCGCCGCGCTGTGGCCGTGGTCAAAACCACGGCTGAGGATGTTCTTTTCATCGTCAGACCAGACCGTGGATTTAGCCAAGACCCGTTTGGGCAGTTTCGGCTTGGACGGCTGGCGAGTTGATTTGGGTTCACCCTTAGACCCGCTTAGCCCGGCACGATGCATGATGCCGATAACTGAATTCCGCGAAGGCGTGAAACCCGGGCCCTTGATCATCCCGGCAATCTCACGGGCGCTGTAACCTTCCTTCCAAAGTGCAGCTGCTCGTTCCCGGCGCTCATCAGACCAACCGGCACGTGGTTCCCCTGCCTTCATCATGCGGCACCTCCATTGACGCTTTTCATGAGACGCAGCCCCGCTTCACTCAGGTGCTGCAGTTCTTTCAGGATGCGGGCCTTTTCACGCCCCTCGACGCGGCCATCGGCGAACGCCGCGCCGACCTCGGCCATGACCTCGCCGAACTCCCGGGCGAGGTCCGACACTGGCCCCATCAGCTCAGCAGCGGAGGCATCGCCGTTATCGATCGGCACCAAACGCATGCCCGAACGTTCGGCCAGGTCGGCGGCCAGTACAGGTGTGAGGCGGCTCAGACGCCGGGCGTGGTCGTACGACAAACGCACCCGCTTATCGTCGGTGCGCAGCCAGTCGCGGACGGTCTGTTCCGGAAGTTCAAGTTCGTCGGCAACGACGGCAGGCCCACCGCAGTCGTTGACCGCGCTTTGCAGGACGCCCTCGAGCAGCAGAGGATTGCGGAGTTTGGTCACTGCGCACCCCGATCGCCCGCCCCGGCGTTGCCACCGGAGCGGGTTTCTTCTCCCGTAGACCGTGTGATACGGTCCGAGTCGCCAAACACAGGAGAATCACTATGAGCCGATACAGTCACGTAACGTCCGGCATGCACGGGGACGAGACGGATCCAGTCAAACTTCGTTTGATAGACGTTGAGCTTCGTCTCGAAGCGCAGGAAAACATCGTGCGCGCGCTCTATGCCCTTTTCATTGAAAACTCGGCCCATCCCGATAAGAATGCCAGCGTCCTTGAGCTTATCGCCAAGGATGGAGTGACAGACCCCAAGAAGATCGCGCTTCTGGATAGTGCCTTTGAAGTCCTCCGTTCCGCGAGGCCTGCGTAAAGCCCTCAATTCGGCGAAGTAGGCATCAATCTGCCGCTTCGCCCGTAAGGCCCGCAATTCGGCGAAGTAAGTGTCAATCTCCTGCTTCGCCGCTTTCGCACTAGTGGCCCCATTGCTCCCAGTAACTTCCGCACGCTTCGCTAAAGGAGCGCCAAGTGCGGCCCGGCTTCCGTTGAATTCGCGCACGTACGCGCGCCGGTTAAATGTGCCGCGTGTCATTGCGCGCTCCCCGCTTCCAAGTTTTCAGAATCTATTTGGGTGGTGGCGAAATCACCCGCCCCGGCGTTGCCACCGGAGCGAGTTTCTTCTCCCGTGGACCGTGTGATACGGTCCGAGTCGCAACACTCAGGAGAATTAGAATGACCAGCCAAGCTGAGCTTGAGGCCGAAATCTGGCAATTGAGCAAAGTTGTGTCCGAACTCAGAAGCGACATTGAGACCAAGGATCTCGACTGGCAGGTCAAAGCCGACCTCGCGCGCGCGGAAGAGGCTAATCGCATGCAAGAACGTTTGATCGCTGCGCTTGCCGGTATCCTGTTCAGCGAAAGTAGCCCCTTTCACAACGGGAAAGGCCTTTTTAGAGACACTTGCCTCAACGGTCTCAGAGAGGGGAGCGACGACCGGCGAGCCATGGAGGCGCTTCTCGCTCGAACGGGATTTGAGTAGGGCCTTTCGCTCAGCAATCGTCGCCCGGATCCCTGCAACTTCAGCCCGCACCGTCGAAAGAGCCTTCAGCATGGCGCGGTTTCTGTTGAATTCGCGCACGTACGCGCGCCGGTTAAATGTGCCGCGTGTCATTGCGCGCTCCCCGGTTCCAAGTTTTCAGAATTTATTTGGGTGGTGGCCGGAGCGTCGCACTGCGATGAACTCTCTTGGATCAAAGCGGCTAAGCCAGCTTGCGCCTTCTCAAAATTTTTCAGGGTCGGCGATATCTTGCCAGACCGCCAACGCCACCAGTTGGTTGCGTGCAGTCCGCCACGCGACAAAGCATCTTGAGGCGCGACCTTAGCCGCACCGCACTGCCGTTCAAATTCAAGGAGCAAATCGGTCATGTCGCAAAGGAATAGCAATTTTGCTACACATTGCAATAGCATTTTTGCAATTATCATTGCTATTCGGTATTTGCAAATATGCTACTCATGACCGATAGCGACGACATCCAGCGCGAAGAACAGCGCAAATGGTTACTTCAAGCCATAAGTGAATCCGGACTTACCGCAACAGCCCTCGCAAAAAAGGCAGGTCTCGCCGCCACGACCGTCACCCGTCGGGTGAACCCCAGAGAAGACGGGCACGGTGGCGAATCGCTTCTCAAACGCGAAACACTTTTGGCGCTTGCGAAGGCCGCAGGAGTTTCCCCGCCGGTTCTTGGAGCACCTTATCTCGCCGCTAGATCAGAACGACGACGCGTTGACGACGATGAAGATAGCGTACTGATTAATCAGGTTGACCTCTACTACGGCATGGGCGGGGGTAGCGACATTGGCGATCATGTTGAAGTTGAGCCGCGCAAGTTTTCAAGAAGTTGGCTGCGTCAGATCAGCAATGCGAACCCCAAAGACCTCTTCTGGACAACAGGGAACGGCGACAGCAACTATCCAACCATTGCTGACGGCGACATTCTGCTGATTGATATGAGCCAGAAGAAACCACAGAAAAACGATCAGTTCTGGGCTATCACGCAATATAACCTTGGCCAAATAAAGCGACTCAGAGCCACGGCTGACGGATTTCAGATTTTGTCCGACAACCCGCAGGTTCCGTCGGATAAAGCGACCGACGGATCGATGGTGATTATTGGGCGACTTGTTGCTGTACTTAGAAAGTTTTGATGAAGCGCTCCGTTAAGTTAGCGCACTAGCTTGCGATGGGGGTGAGATGACTAGTTGGAATGCGAGAGCTCTGGCTGCGTTGGTGACGATATGTCCAATGGTGGGGTCGTGCGGATTCAAGTCAGTGGATTATTGCGACGACATGAACGGCCCGACCACGGCATTGTATGGCAGCCGCACATTCGTTGAGCGTGACCTCAAGTCTCCAAGCACCGCTCGGTTCCCCTCCCAAGGCGATGCACAGGTTCGGGTGATTAAGATCGCCCAATGCGAGTATTCTGTGGTTTCCTATGTGGAGTCCGAAAACCTACTTGGGGCAATGGTTCGAACCAATTACATTGCGCGGGTCGAAGTCGATCAAAAAACTGGAGTCACGACGCTCCGGTCCATGGTGTACTGATCTAGCAGGCAGCCATTGAATAAAAGGGTGTAACAGCGCGAGCAGCCACCCTTAAATAGCATTTTTGCTCCTAATTGCAAAATTGCTATTGCAATAGGTAGCAATTTTGCTATTCCTGTCGAAGTCACCCTTGGAGGCTTCGACATGAAACACGCATATGAGGCATTGAACCTTGTGTTTTCGCTGGCGTTCGTCGCTGGCATGAGCGCACTCGCCGTCGCGGTAGGAAAGGCTTTTCAATGAAGCCCCGCCGCCAAATCATTGCCGTGCGCTGCACGCAAGCGTCGGCTTCGCACCTGCTGAAGGCCGGAAAGGTCTATTCGGCGACATTCGAACACCCGCCAGTGGGTCAAGAGACCTCCGGTACACTCCTCGTGCAGATCCAGACCAAGAAGGAAACTCTGGTCAAACGGTATCCACGCTCGATGTTCACCCCGATCAATCCAGACCACGCCATGCACTTCCCCGCGGGCGGTTTTGAGCCGATCGCAGGCGAGACCTTAAAGGCCGCCTAATCCCCCTTTGCGTCGGGACATCCCCCCGCCCTGCCTCCGGCGCAAGCGCCCCGGCTGACCTTCCTCCCCGCCCGGTCAGCCGGGGCAATCCCCTTTTTTCAAATCATCTGCCTACGGTGCCATTTCCATGTCGCTTGCGACCTCCCTTGACCTTCCCTCAGCGTACGACCGCGCCGTGGCTGCAGTCCGCGAGCGGCAACACGTTAAGGCCGCCGAGTTGGCGCGCGATTGCAACATCGCGACCTCAGTGGCCAAGGCGTACCTCGTCCGCATGGAGGAAGAGAAGATCATCGCCAAAGCAAATGGCGAGGGCCGCCATGTGGTTTTAGGCAGCACCGCAGATGACGGCAGCGAAAATCCAGTCGTCATCACCGCCGCTGCACAGAGCCGGTTGAAATCATTCATTGAGCGGATTGAGCGCCTCGAAGAGGACAAGGCAGCCATCTCTGGCGATCTCAAAGACGTTTATGCCGAGGCAAAAGGCGACGGCTTCGACACCAAGGTGATGCGTAAGGTCGTAGCCCTGCGCAAGAAGGACAAGGCCAAGCTTGAGGAAGAAGAGGCCCTACTCGACCTGTACCTATCAGCGATCGGGGGGCTGTAATTATGATCCCAGATCCGACATTTGGCGTCGATTTCGCCCCCGTATCGGGCGTGCCTCACTCATGGGAATACCTGTGGGGCCACGAGCCTTCGGCTAACCTAAAAACCGTACTTCGCCGCATCGGCCGTGAACCCCATCAGGTGGGTTTTCGTGAGGAGGCAGGCAACGTCTCAGTGTACGCCCGCGCCGCAGGCAATGCTCAGCCCGTCCCGTTTGCCTTGATTTTCCTTGGCCTGACGATCGAGGAGGCCAACCAGATCAAGCAAGACCTGCGGCTTCAGGGGTGGTCGATCGAACAGGCGGAGCCTCACTGATGCGACGGCCTGACAAATACCCCGGCTGGCTGCGCCTCACGCTCTGGATCGTCGTTCCGGCCGCCATATGGCTCATCATCTTCAACATTGGGAGACACTAATGGCGGGATCCGTCAACAAGGTCATCATCATCGGCCACCTTGGGAAAGATCCCGAGATCCGCACCACGAACTCGGGCGATCGCATCGCCAACATGACCGTCGCCACGTCTGAGACATGGCGGGACAAGTTGTCTGGCGACCGCAAGGAAAAGACCGAATGGCATCGCGTGGTCATCTTCAATGACGCCCTTGCGAAGATTGCCGAGGAGTACCTGCGCAAGGGCTCACAGGTATATCTCGAAGGCTCACTCGCAACGCGGAAGTGGACCGATCAGCAGGGCGTCGAGAAGTACACGACTGAGATCGTACTGCAGCGGTTCAATGGCACTCTGACCCTGCTTGGGGGCCGTGGCGAGGGCAAAGGCCCACCCGCCGCTCAGAGCCAGGACGAATACGGCTTCGATCGCCCGGCAACCCGTGGCGTGGACGCCACCGGACGCAGCGTTGAGCCCTCCCCCTTCGATGATGAAATTCCGTTTTGAGGTCGGCCTCATGAGCACGCATTACCCCCACTATGTCCTGCGCGGAACATTGGATGGTCGAGGCGTGTACCCAGCCTTCAATGGCATTGGATACGTCTCAGACCCTACACTTGCGCTCTAGTATCCCAGCTCGCCCGTCCCCCGGGTTAGGCATGTGACTGACGGCAGCTGGATCAAGCGTGTGGAATTCTTACCGGTCTTGCGCGTCCTCGCTGACCTCAGTCTCTCCCCATGCGGAGCATGCGGCGGATCGCGCGTGGCCTATGAAACCGGACCCTTTTGGTCGGAGGCCATACCCTGCCCGACCTGCAACCCCGCACCCCTCACCTTTCAGCAGCAGGCGATCTAGCCATGAAAACCGAACTTAAAAGCGACATGTCGATTACCTTGGCGATGACACTCACTGAGGCCCAAGCGCGCGCACTCACCGAGCTAGCCAAGTTTGATCACGGACGCATTGCCTTGGCTCTCGAAGACCAAGGATTTATCCCCCGGGGCCGCAAGGAACATGTCGCCAGTTTCCTCGGCGAAGTGCAATCCAGCCTCACGCCACTAATCAGACGCGTAGACGACGCGCGCGCCGTCTTCGATGGCCGCATGGTCGCGGGGACGCCCCCACGTGCGGAGTCTGTCTGACATGGAAATCAAGCGTATCCAAGGCGCTAATAGGTTCCACGGCGCACCGACGAACTGGAGCGAGGCCGAACACGGCCATTGCGGAACGCTACCTACGGCCGACTTCGTTATCGACAAAGTACCGTTCATGGTGTCGGCTTGGGAGCCTTTGCCGGATGAGCTGGAGCGCCTGAAAAGCGGAGCCAACGTCTTCCTCGGCGTTTCAGCGCTAAAACATCCCGTTGTTTTCCTGAGCGTTGGCGAAGCAGCTTCGACCACGGCCGCGACGGCAGCTCAACACATGAACGCTGTGCTCGCGTGGCTGGAAGCCCGCGACCTGAAGGTCTTTGACTTGTCGAGCCCGGAGGCCATCCCCGAAGCTCTATCAGCCATCTTTGATGAAGTGATGGCAGATTGCCTTCGATATCGCTGGCTTCGTAGCCGGGATCTGGACGCCATCGATAGGGGCGGCGTGTTCGCCGGGCGCACACCTGAGAACGTGGTGCTGAACCTCGAAGACCTTGATAGGGCAATCGACGCCGAGATGAACGCGTCGAATGGAGGCGCGCTATGACGCACGCGACTACCGAACGCCTGCGCAAACTTGCCGCCTTGGTAACGGGCGGCATGGGTGGCGAACGCGAGAACGCCGAGGCAATCTTTGAACGCCTGCTGAAGGAAAGTGGCCTGCGCCGCGAGGACTTCATAGGCGCTGATGAAAGGGTTTCCCGCCACCCGGTATCCATCGCCACGGCCATGGAGCGCGAACTACTGCTTCAGGTGATCGCAAAGGTCACCGATAACCGCGAAGCTACGGTGTATTATACGCGAGGCAAGCTCTCACCCGTGAAGTTTGAGGCGACAGAACCTCAAGCGGCCGAGATTAAGTTCTTGTTCGCCCTGTATCGTCGCGCCCTGAAGGTTGAAAGCGAACGCCTCTACATCGCCTTCATCAATAAGCACGCCCTGTTCGCGCCGTCGCCGCGCCCCAGCTCGATCCCGGCAAAGCCGATGGATCCGGCAGAGCGCGCCCGACTCGCCGCGATGATGGAGGGGATGGCGAACGTAACGCCGCATAAAGCCTTGGAGAACCGCAATGATCGATAGGCCTTTCCCGATTAGACCCATCCCTTGCCTGACCTGCCGCGATGATGCGCGTATTGCGGCCTTCAAATACGACAACAACGTATGGCACGTCGAATGCCTGCGGTGCGAGGTGCTTGGCCCCGGAGAGTGGTCGCTCCGTCAGGCAGTAAAGAGCTGGAACAATCGTGCGAACAATGGCTTACAGCTTGACGCGGGCGTGATCGTCCGTCCGTTCAAGGTGTCCGTGTCAGGTTTTCCAGAGGCGACCTACATGGTGACCAGCCGTCAGAAGGCGATTGCGACCGCGTGGCGCGACATCCAGACCTGCGGATACCGCTACAGCTTTAAGGACTTTCTGAAGTTGGCCACAGCCACGCAGGATGCGCCTCCTGCTCATTTCGGCACGGCCATCACGGTGAGCGGCAAACCCGCATTCTTTGTGGGCTGCAATCGTCAGTATGTGCAATTCGTGCGACCCGGCGACGGCATCATTCGCAACAGCCATCCTTACGATGTGCTGCCGGAAACTATGCGCCCGGCGAGCTATGGGGGGCCTCTCTGATGTGCAGGCCCCTAAAAGCTTATGCCGTCTTAGAGTTGGACGAATGCACCGGCGATATCTATTTCGCCACCCGCCGCATCGCCGCGCACAAGGCTGGAGCCAACGACCACGGCGACGGCGAGTTGAGCTATGTCCAATGCCGTCGCGAGGCTTGGGCCGACCAGTACGCCGAAACGGGCGTCCCGGCCCGCGCGGCGGTAGAACATGGCTGGAATTTCGAGTGCTTCGGCTGCGGAGTGCGGATCGATAGTGACTTGGAAGAGGAACATGGACTTCCCACCCGTGATGTGTGCGGCTTTGTGAGCGGACGGGTCTATTGCTGCCCGCGCTGCAAGTGGCGGGACATGAAGCGCCGCAGCCGGGAAGAGGCTAAAAAGGCCGCTGCCATTGCTGACTTTAAACAGATTGTCGTGACGCGCTTCCCTGACGCCCAGTTTGAAGATGCTGATGGCAAACCATATCAGCACCACGCCTATGTGTCTCACCACCACGGCACGGGCCACTGGCAACGCGAGCAGGTCATTATCAATTTTGGCTTCCCCGGAATGAAGATCGGGTCAGCGGCGTTTCGCATGGACAGCCCGCACCGCATCGGTCCGCCATATGCGGGCTACACTTGCTGCAGTGGTGACCGTGAAGCCTTTGAGGCTTGGGCGGGCACAGGGGGGAGCAAATGACGCGCGTACGCGGACCCTCAGAAATCGCCGTACGGCCCACAAGCGTCGTTTCCGGGTACACGCGCACCTGTCAGGTGTGCGGAGGCCCCTACGCGTCGTCTGTGGAAGCGGCCAAATTCTGCGGCCGCGCTTGTCGCTCAGCCTTCGACAACCGCATCAAAGCGCGGGGCGTCATCCTCTATCACCTGTTCATGACGCTGCGCTACGATCGCAAGCTTGCCAAGAAGATCGGCCTCTGGTCGCTGATCTGCCGCGCGGTCGCACATTGGCATGCCGAAGACGAAGCCGAGCGCAACGGCCGAGCGTCTTACTCGCCTCCGGAAGTCGTGATCCAGAAAACTCCCCACCTCTTTAGTGCCGTCGTCGTCAAACGGAGGGCCAAATGACCGCCGCCAAGCACCCGAAAATCAGGATCGAGCCGCGCGGTCTGCATCGCGAAGAGGCGGCCGCGTACATCGGCGTGGGCCTGTCAAAGTTTGATGAAATGGTCAGGGATGGGCGCATGCCGGGACCGAAGAAGATAGACGCCAGAAACGTCTGGGACCGCTATGCCCTTGACGATGCCTTTGAAAACCTTCCAATGGATCTCCCGGAGAACCCGTTGGACATAATGCTATGCGCGGCACGAAATTGACCCTCGCCTATATCAACCGATACACGGATCGGCATGGGAACACGCGCCACTACTTCAGAAGGCCCGGCCATAAGCAGGTCGCGCTTCCGGGGAAGCCCGGATCCAAAGAGTTTATGGCGGCGTATCAGGCTGCGTTGAGCGGTTCGGAAGGCAAGCCGAGGATTGGGGCAAGCAAAGAGAAGCCGGGCAGCTTCGGCGCACTCCTGTCTGTTTACTATGACTCGGCCAAATTCAGGAACGAACTGAAGCCGCAGAGCCAGAAGGCTTACCGCATTCTGCTAGAGCAGTTCCGAGAGCTGGAAGTGACTCCGGGGGTCAAGGCCGGCGACTGTCTTGTGAAAGACTTCAGACCTGCGCACTTAAACAAACTGGTGATTGACGGTCTTGCCGACAGACCGGGCCAAGCCAAGAACATGATCAAGTGCCTGCGCGGCGTGTTCAAATGCGCGATCAGGAACGAAATGATTGACTCCAACCCTGCGCGCGAGGTGGAGACCCCCAAGGCAAAGAGCAAAGACGGCATACCCGCTTGGTCGGATGCGGACATTGAGGCCTTCTGCAAACACTGGCCATCCGGAACAAAGCAACGTCTGGCACTGGCGCTGCTGCTATATACCGGTCAACGTCGCAGTGATGTCGCCCGCATGGGCCGACAGCACGTTCGTGAGGGCCGGATCCACGTCAGACAGATGAAGACGGACGCCCGCCTTGCTATCCGCATTCACTCCGAGCTGCAAAAGGAACTGGATCTTGTCCCGCCTGGACAAATGACCTTCATGCTGACCGAGTGGGGCAAGCCCTTCTCACTGGCCGGGTTCAGCATCTGGTTTAAAAAGCAGGCTGAGGACGCTGGAGTTCAAGACCGCAGCGCTCACGGCCTCAGGAAGGCGGCCGGACGAATGCTCGCCGAGGCGGGCTGCACTGCCAAACAGATCATGGCAATCCTTGGCCACCAGAGCATGACGGAGGCCGAACGATACACACGGACGGCCGATCAGGAAAAGCTAGGGGACGGCGCTATGGAGCTATTTGAGGCAAAAACCAGAACTTGAAATTATTCGGTAACACCTTCAGCTAAGGCTGACGCCACTCGCCCTCTATCCACGCTGTCATTGATTTACCATTCGAGTCGTTTCTTGCGCGAGCAGCCCAATTCACAGGGTCTACTTCCATCGCAATGCAGCGCGCCATAGGATTGATTTCAGAAATGTACTGGGTCAGCTGACCAACTTGCATTTCGTCTTTAGGATCCTTGATGAGCCAAAAATTAGGTAACCAGTGCCACCAACCGATCACCTTTCCAAGTTTGTTCTTTAACTGCGTGATCTGTTGAGCGGTCAGTTGATCTGTAGATAGCACGAAAAATTTAGCCATTGTCTGACTCGCTTACCGTTCGTGCGGGAGGCAATGCTTCGATGGGCTGAGACTTGTTCGCCGTATCTTCCACAAGCCCGATATCACTGTCGCCATATAGTCCTTGTTGTATTGCGAGCTTATGTAGGCTGTATTTCTCGGACCGGAGTGCATCCTTATCGGTTAGAAGCAAGTATGCGAAAGCGCAAAGATACGACATTAAGAAAAGGCCTAGAAACACTAAAATCACGAGTAGAACAGCCAAATCGGATCTAACATATAACGCGCCGGAGAGGGCCGCGCCTAAAATAGCGATTGGCCACAACAAAACACGCAGCACATCCGACCGCGAAAGATCGGCCTTCGATTGCGCCTCAAAAAGATGGGCAAAGTTGATCAGGTTCCGCATTTTCCGCCCTCCGCCCAACTTTTCTACGTAGAGTTTTGGAGCCTTTCAACCCACCTTTTTACAACGCTACGGACTATGCGAATTACAAGTCGGTACCAGCGGCACGTCGAGCGGCTTGTTACACGCAAGCGGCCGACTTAGAGACGCTCAGCGACGGCGCTATGGAGCTATTCGAGGCAAAAACCTGCCAAACGTAAAAAAAAATTACGTAGCGTAATCGCCGAAAAAGGAATCGATATCAATCGACTATGCAGCCTGAGGCTTATCCCACCTGAGTTAGCAACCGAAAAGTGATAGTCTTTTGTCAACCTTTGGATATATAATTGGAACAATAGAAGAACAAATCACTTGCGGCAGGGGACAGGCTCACTACCTATAGGACCCGTCCAAGGAGAACGTTCCGGCAATTTGAAGCGAAAGGAGGATACGATGCCCGGTCATTCAGCTACTGCTATTGCGAATGAGTTTGTGCGGTTAAATGGCGGTCCCCTTGACCAAATGAAGTTGCAAAAGCTCGTGTATATGGCTCACGGTTGGAACCTTGCCCTGAACCAAGAGCCACTGGTGAAGGATAGAATTGAAGCTTGGGATGGCGGCCCCGTGTTCCGAGCCATCTGGGACCACATTAAGTTCTTCGGTATCAGCGGCTCTGGGTTCCTTGTGGATCCGTTTGCGCGAAACCCCATAACGACAAACGCCCTCACACCAAATGAGCGCGCGGTGATCGATCACGTGTGGAAGAAGTACAAGCCCTACACTGGCCATATGCTTTCAGAGATGACCCACCAGCGTGGGACGCCTTGGTACAACTCCTATCTCAGCGGAAGAAATACAGCTATTTCCGATGAGGCGATCAGGGATCATTACCTAGAACTAGCAAGGCTTGGACGTGAGCAAGCCACCCATTGACACTACCGTAATTGACTCGGCCCCCACGTCCACCGCTGCCTCTCAGATCGAACTCACCGGTCCCGAAGAGGAACAGTGGCGTCAGAAGTTCTTGGACCTGAGCGAACGGCATGAAGAGCTCAAGGAAGAGTATGACACGCTTCGCAGAAACAGCAGCGAGGCGTCCCAGATTCTGAACGGTCTTATAACGCCGTACGCAAACAACATTTTCCGCTTCATGTGCTGGTACTGTATTTTTGTTGGCGCAATGCTGTTCCTCAATTCGTGTGGAAAATTCGATTGGCGTATTAGCGATACCGTCATGAGCATATTGGTGGGGTCCACTGCAACGACAGTATTGGGGCTGGTCGCAATGATCGTCTCGGGCATTTTTAACGGTGCACGTCATGGCCCCGCTCGCACAAAGGCTTCAGAGTGATTGGCACGTTTGGAGAACGAAAATTGCCTAACCTTGAAAATCGGTTAGGCAATTTCCACATTTTATCCATTCAATTCAAAAACTTAAAAAACTCTTTAGAGAACGTTAGGCTTTGTTAACCGCCGTTAGATCATATTAACCCTGTCCGCTATTGGTGCGGGCAGGGTTTTTCGCGCTTCCCAAAGAGTGGGCACCGGCCTTCGGACCTAAGAAGCACGACAAAATTTGGGTCACACACGCTCC